CCGTGGCCAGGTTCAGGACCGATGGCAGTAGCTTTACGGAATTCGCGGAATCAATACCGGCCTTGCCGAGTTCGCCTAGCGCCTGCGCCGCTTCGGTGGCGCTGTACTGCGTTTTGGCGCCCCATTCCATCGCGGCATGCTCGAGTTCGTCCAGCTGCGCTTTCGTTGGCTGGATGGCCGCCTGGACGCCGCGCATGGCGGAATCGAAATCCATGTAGGATTTCGCGGCCGCTGCGCCGATGCCAGCCAACGGCAACGTTAGGCTGGTGGTTAGCTTGGAACCGATACCCTGCAGCTGGCCGCCTAGCTTGCTGTACGCCTTGGAAATCCGGTCCGCGGATCGCTCCAATTCCGAAAACGTTTTATCGAGTTCGGTTAGGTTGGCGGCAACGCGAACCAGCAGCGTAGCTACAACGGACATGGCATCAATCGCTTATGCGCTTGCGCGGTTCCTCGAGATCACCAGGTATCAGCGGCGTAGCAGGCGGCCGCCGCTTGAGTAGCTTGTCTGCCGTCAGCTTGCGTTTACTCCATGGCGATAGCAGCCAGGCGGCCAGCTGCGCCAGCTGCCGCCAGCTGGAATCGTCGCGCGCCTCTGCGGCGCGCAGCATGATCATCAATTCCACCGGCGTACAGCATTCCAGCTGCCGCGGCGTCAACGTGGTTAGCTGGTAGATGAGCGGATCGATTCCGCTTCGCCAATGTCGGATGCCAAAGGGACAGCGCCTGCGTCCCTTTCGATCTGCTCGAGTTCGGCCAGGACTTCGGGCGATACCTGCGATCTAAACGTGGACGAACGCACCAGCGCTTTCTGTACGACTTCAATCAGGCTCTGGATCGTCAACCGGCCAGCTTCAAAATCCCGATCAACCATCGTGCGGATGCGTTCGCGCGCCAGGTTGGTTTCGCCGCCATGCTTAATCCCGATGTGCAACATCGTGATTAGACCGGATAGGCCAACGTCGAAATTCGGGACGGACAGAATCTGGATGATCGTTCGGCCCATGGCTGCCTCGATTTCCTCGATAGCGGCCACGCTGTACAGCAGCGGACGATCCTTCCCGGCTAGTGTGATGTGGTTCGGTGACAATGGTTGGTCCTCCCTACCTGGTTCCCGGTAGTAGCGGCGGCGCTCGAGGCGCCGCGCCTGGTTCATCGGTTGCTACGCTGCGCGTCCTCGAGCGCCGCGCGCCGCGCCTTCATCGCCTTCGCGCGCGCCAGCGGCGGCAATCACGCCATCCGCCTGCGTCACGATCCGGAGTTCGACGGTAAACGTCGTAACCGCATCGTGCGCCGCCACCGGTCCGGAGTAGCTGAGGATGTTGCAGGTTCCCGCGATAGTGACCATACCAACGTCCAACCCTTCCGGTCCGTACTCGAAGGCAACATCGGTCTTTCCGCGCAACGGCGAAAAGAACGTATGCGCGGCGGTACTCCACTTGCCAGACAGCGAATAGCCAACCGTCCGGAATCCGGCAATGATGTTGCGCGTTTCGCGGCGGAACGTGGTTCCGTCCAATTCGTCCACTTCCTCTGTTGGTTCGACGCCATCGAGGAAATCCGAAATGTCCTGCAGAACGCTAGGCAACGCCGAATTGCCTAGCGCGAAGTACGTGTGAATTCCGGCAATCGGATCGCCGGTTAGGACTGGTGCTGGCGGCCTGGGCTGTTCATTCCCTCCGTCGTTGGTCCATCGGCAACCGGCGTATCTGCCGGACGTTCACTGCGCGCCGGATCAACGAACCGGCGGCATTGCTTACAAAAGAACCGCAGCGGCGCGCGCATCGAACCAGCTTCCATCCGGTAATCCTCCGGATGCTGGCAGCCCTGAACGCCGCTGGACCAGCTGGCCGCGCTCTCTACCTGGCGCGTACTCTGCTGTTCGTCCAGCCGGTCAATCAGTAACTCAACATGCGCGTCCAGGATCGCTACCTGGCCAGACAGCGTTTTGGCCAGCGCCTGCAGGCCCAACGCGATCCATTCGATGTCTACCAGGCTGCGGCTGTTCATACCTGCAACCGAACTCGGACGATTACTGGCCGGTGGTACGTCAGGACGCCTGCGTTGACATCCGTATAGGTTGCGCCTGGCGTTTCATCGATGGACCAGATGGCGCGTTTGGCTGGCGGCAGCGGCGCGTTGCGTCCTTCCAGAACCGCCACCATCCGATCCGCGATCCGATGCGCTTCATAGTCGCCACGAACCTGCGACTGCGCGCGTAGCTGGAATGTGACGGACCGGCCGAAACCGCGTAGCCGGTTCCATGGCGAAATCACAAACGCCTCGAGCATGACAAACGGATAAATCGCATTCGGCGGAACGCTGGTCCAGATGCGATCCGCTACTAGCGTTTCCATCCGCGCATCGGCGCGCAGCCAGGCGATGGCCTGCGTTTCGATCAATTCGCAAACGCTTACGTCCTCGAGCGCCGCAGGCCAGGTAGCGCCAGCCATCTACAATTCGCCTGGAATGGCCGCCGCGACTTTCCGCAGGCGGCCGGTAATCTGGTTCGCTTCGCCTTCCGCGGCCGGTTTCATAAACGGACGCGCGCCGGTCCGGCTGGTCCCGTATTCCACGAACCGGCCGTAGATCGACGGATTGATATGGGACGCCGAACCGCGGCGCGATCCAATACTCATGTCCTCGAGTCCGGCGCGCCATGTCATGCCGCGGCCGCTTACCGCAATCGCGCGGTACAGATCGCCTTCATGCCGCGCAACCTTGCCGCGCGCCGATGCGGCTACCGCGTTGGCGGATTCCTCGAGCATGTCCCGCAGTAGCGCGCGCGTTTTCCGCGGCGCTTCCTTCAAGGCGCGCTGTAGCTTCTCGAGTCCTTCAACCTTGGCGTATGCGGCAGCCATCACGCTTTCTCGATTACATGCATTTCCAACATCCAGGCGCGTTCGCCAGGATTCATTACCGCCAGGATTTCAAACGTCCGCTGGCGCGCCTCATACGGATCGGCCACCGTAATCCGCTGCGCCGGTCTGATTCCGGCTACCCAATACATCCGGACGCGATGCGTTGCCTCAGACAAGATCGCGCCAGGCTGCGCGCGCTCGAGCGCGGACAGCGGATCGATGGACATCGGTTCATTGGTGACAATCGGCACGTCTACCAATCCCTGGCCGCCGTTCGGCAGATCGGCCCATGTCTGGCTAATGACATTGCCAACGTGCCATAGGTCGCCAGGCTCGAGGACTGGCGATAGCGGATGGCGTTCCGCTGGCGGTTGGTACGCCATTACGCGAACGTCCTTACGCGGTAGCCATCCGCATGGCAGAGCGTTTCCTCGAGCGCGCTAGCCGGTGGCGGACCAGCGCGGTACAGGAAAAACTGCTGGACCAGCGCGAACATCACCTGGCGCAGATTGGCCGGAACGCTTTCCGGCGTATCACCGTAGCCAACGCGGTACTGGATCGTGGCGCTGCCTTCCGGCCGCGCCGCGTCCAGCCAGTACAGCCGCGCCGGTTCCACCGTGTTATCTACCGCGTATGCCTCTGCCGGAACCGCGCCGCCTTCATCGGTGACAGACACGATGGCCTGCAGCGGCGCCGCCCAAACCAGATCGATGGCGCCATAGGCGGACGCCGCGCCTTCGCCTGCGGCCAACGGCGCTGGTCCCTTGCTGCGGTACGTGGTCAGGTTCTGCGCGAAATACCCAACATGCGATTCCGTTGATTCCGCCGCGCCGATGGCCGCCGCTGGCGCGCGTCCGGCGGCCGCGCCGATGGCCGCCGGACGTGTGACCAATTCCCAAGTCTGCGTCATCAAACCGCGTTCGATGTAGCGCTCGAGCGCGTTGCGCGCCGCCGCGATCCAATCGGTGATAGCCGCGTCCTGGTCCGTCCGCGGATACTTCAACCGCAGGCGGACATCCGCAACCGTCATCGGTTCAACCGTTGGCGGAACCACCAGGCGCGCCATCGCTAGGTTGCCTTCACCAGAAACGCCGATGGCATCAGGACGCCTAGCGCCAGCCGCGACGCGGCGCGGATAACCGCTTTGTTCGATATGAAATCGCTAGCGTGCGATTGCGTCCCTTCCACGATGGTTCCGCCTTCGCGGCCAATCACCGATAGCGCCTGGATCGGTCCTACCAGCGCCTGGCCAGCGGCCATCGCGCCGGACGTAATGACATCCACGCCAGCGAACGTGCCAGCCGCGGCATCCAGCGCGGCGGCGCTCGAGGCAGCCAGGCCAGACCAGAGGCTGGATGAAATGACTGCCGTATCCGGATAGATGCCAG